TCCTTTCTTTTCCTTTCTATCTACTCAACATTTTCAAGTGCTGGTAAGATATCTGTTAAAATGGTATCTACTGTTGCGGATAATTATTTGTTTTCCGCAGCCAGTCTCTGATTCTCTTCCTTCAGAGCTTCTATCTGCTCTGTTGGAGTCTGTCCAACCTTATACATGACTACGCCGAGTATTCCTGCTGTGTACTTTACAATAGCGTCCTGGTTGGTGTAACTCTCGTATGTTCCAAGAGTCTCTCCGCGCTCTGTAACGGTCATTCTCTTGGTTGCTGATGCATCATTGAATTTTTTCTTCAGCTCGTCTTCTGTGATTGCAATGGTTTTGATCAGAAGTCCTCCATCAGCCTGAAGGTCTGCTGACTGGATTTCTAATTCTGATGCATCATTGAATATCAGTTTCATGGTTTCCTCCTTTCTGTGCGATATCGCACAATATAAAAAGAGCCTTTCGGCTCTGGTTAACATTTTTCTATGTAATAAGCGCATGACATATGAGTGTGGATTGTATTTATCGCAAGGAAGGCTCTCCTTTCTTTTTATTATTTTATTGTCATGCGCCTATTTTCTGGTTCACTAAATAGCAAAATAAAAATATTGAATTCTAAAAATGACAATGGTCATGCACTTAAAGTGTTTAATGCATCCGAAAATCTCACATATGGGTGCTGGGATGATGGTTTGTATCGTTATGGCGGTTACTATGGCAACGGCGCGCCGTCTGACTGGGCTGGTATCATGCTGGTGTCTCTAATCTTTCTTGACGGAGAAGTCAACGGCTATCTTAAGGTCGCATGGGATATGAGCATGTCCCAGTACATCATGAAAAACAACAAGGATGGATCCGTGGCTCAAAGTTGGGCAAAATTGTAATTACACATATATTACCAGTAGATTGATCGTAGTTGTTCCGCCCAATCCGGAATAATAATTAGTATTGCACCTGACGTATACTTGTGACCAATCTGACGATGCTTGGATTGCGACTTTTCCGTAGACTAAGCCATTGTTAGAATTAGTTGTTGATCCAGGGATAGCAGAGATTATTTTTCCACCGTTTTTTATTATGGAATTCACCTCTGCTGAAAAATCAACGAGTAGATCTACATTGGTTGCTACAGTTTTGCTGAAACATTCCACTTTTTTATTGCTATTTAGTGACGCAAGTTCTTTTTCCAATTCCTCATTGGTTTTTCTCAGCGTAAAGAGCTGTTCTACCGCCGTGATGCTCAGTCCCTCTATCTTCACCCTGTACAGAGGAAGTTCTCTCACCTTTCCGGCTTTGTACAGATCGTCCTGTGTAATCTCTGGATCCGCAGCCACCGTTCCTGCCGTGCCCTTCTTGACTTCACATGTGTATGTATCGATACCGCCCGTTCCGGTCGTCTCGAATCTCGCTACAATGATATCGTTCCTTTTCTTTCCACTCTGCCCATTTTTAATTTCGCAATCAATATAATCCCCGTAAGGGATACGGGCGAAATGTCCTCCTACGCAGATAATTCCATCTGCGATTCTCACCTTATTATTAGACAGCACTGTGGCTTTACACGACTGTCCGTTGGTAGATACTCCATCTCCACCAAACATGCTCAGGTAGATGGACGCGTCATCTTCCGCGTATATATGCGCCTCGTCTGCTGTTGGAGTATTTACTGTGATTGGTTTTAATCCAGACATTTAATCATCTCCTTTCACTTCATAATCTATCGTTAGCTGTCCATCGTTGATTTTTAATATTTTCTTTTTAATTGGCTTCATGACTGTCGTATCTGTGACTTCGTCATACCCAGCTACAATGTCGCCGATTTCCAAGTCTACATCTTCTATCGTCATTTGACATTTTTTATAGTTCTGCAGGTCTTTCAATCGTTTCGTGCCGTCTTGGCGAAGCTGATTTGCGTCTGCGCTTGTGAATATGTAGACTGCTGCCACTTCGTCCAATCCATAATAATATTGCTCATCACCTATCGCTCCATCTTCTTGTACATACAGGTGTAATATAGTTCTGTCTTGATTCTCACCTTCTCCAGCGCACACCAGATGGTTGACGCCAGCTCTGTAGTCCTCTATATCCAGATTAATGCTACATTCCTGATCGTATTCTTCATTAAGAATCTTCTTTTCTTTTGCCCCTATCTGCACATATCCATATTCCAGCCCTTCTGGCTGAATATATTTGATATCCAGTCGGTATCCGTACTGATCCAGGAGCTTCATAATGGCATCATATAATGTTACATATCGGTCTACTGACCAATTCTGCACCTGTACTCCCGTATTTTCTGTTGACACCGCAAACAGGTCTTCGAATCTGTCTCCTATTAATGTTTTCAGCGTTTCATTCAGCTCTCCTGAGAGTATTAAATGTTCCTCCCCCAAGGGAGGTTCAACTACTTTGTATTCAAGCATCCCTCTCCATGTTGGACCTGAAAACACAACCTCATTACTTTCTGATATGGATTCTATATTTTTAACGATTCCGCCGTATTCTGTTCCTGGAATGTATACCCTTCCCTTATATCCGATAGACTCTCTATCCCATTCTGATTTGGGCAAGCGTATTTCAAAATCGTTTGTATCACCATTGTCCAGATCTACTTTTGCTGTTTTATTCAGCTCTCCGTATTCTTCTCCTGTTGATTTTGCAGTGATGAACATTAATTCTTTTTCCTCCGGGATATCTGTTACAATCGTCTCCATTTCGGTTCCCCTCTCTCCTCGTAAATAATCAAGTCGAAATCAAACTTACCTGTCCATGATATAGGTTGTCGCCCCGGATCAATTTTTCTGAAAAAGTTTCTTCCTTTCTGACGATTATGATACAGACTTTCCCGTTCGCCATTCTTTGTCACTTTTATGATGGTCCTGCTCCTGCTGTCAATGGCAAGGTATTCATCCTCTTCCAGTATCACATTCACCAGATACGGTACGCCACCTATTGTGACCATTGGATTTACCGCTGATCCGTAAATAATCAACTTGAAATTCGAATTCGTAAAATGTGGATTGATTATGTAAGTGCTGTTCATTCCATTCGCATATCGATACGGATATCTTCCATGATATCTCTTATTATCCGTACTGCTTACACCGAAACTATGAAATGTATATGGATTTTCTCCGACCCACATTGGGTACTCCACGGCAAGCGTTAGGCTTACATCTATATATCCCGCTTCCGGTTCCCATTCCGACTTCTCACTAGCCGTCACATAGCAGTTGAGATACATACCTCCCACGTATAATCTTCCTGGTGTCTTTTTTAAGACGTCAATGTCTGTGATCTCGTGCAAATAATCAATTGCCTCTTCATAGTTTTCTACACCATAATTTACAATGCTTAATGTCAGTGTTCTTTCTTCCAGGTCTTTTCGGATATTGGTGATTTTTCCACCTCCGCCAAGTCTCTGTTTACTTTCATAGTTCCATTTGTATCCGAACAGCTCTCCTGTCTGAAGCATGTATGGCGGTTCCAACAAGTCAATCTTCTCATTATTGCTATTTACATAATAGATGTCTTTCACTGCTGTACCTCCCGCACAAATCTTCCACATTCGCGTCTGTCCATTACCATTTTTATTCCATCAATGTTTTTTGCAAATTCTTCAGATGCAATTCCTGCAAATTCTGATGCCAGTTTCTGAATATCTGAATCCTGTATATAGGCTTTTACAGATTCGTCCTTTCGTTTCCACAGCTGATCTTCTTTGACCCTCACGGCTCGGATTGCCTTTTCTGCCGACCGGTTCGTCTGGGCGTTTACTGTCGTTTGAACCATTGCCATTGTTTCCGGGATATTCAGTGTCTTGATTTTGTTTTGCAATGTTTCTAATTCCAAAGCGCTCAGTGTTCTTTCTGACAGCTTTTCAGCTTCCTGTACTGCCACATCTGCGTTTTCCTCAATTCCTCCACCAAATCCAAGGTCGAAGTTCTTGCCGGACTTTTTCGTTTTCCTCGACGGGGAATGTTCGTCAAGTGTTCTTCTGACTGCGTTGTAAGCTGCTGATGCCAGCTCTGCTGCCGCTGATGCGGCACTTCTTACCCAGGAGCCGATACCTCTAACGAATCCGGAGCCAAAGTTAGAACCCGGTGAATAACCATCGGCTGATTCTGCCCCTGATTTTGCATTTGATGCAAGTGCACGTCCTTTTGCGCCAGCTTCACTGGCTTTTGCTCCAACTCCTGCGGCATATCTCGCACCGAACATACTGCCTGCTCCGGAAGAGTCTATACTTCCAGCTCCTTCGTTGGCTGCTGTAGCATTAGCACGCCCGGCATTCTTAGAATTTCCTGTTTTAGACTGTATTCCTAGTCCGAACAGATTCATAATCTTACTTCCGATACTTTTAGCACCTTCCAATACTCCGCCACTTTGCAAGGAATTCAGAAAGTCTGTAATTACACTATTTCCTTTTGTGCTCAGCTCTCCAGTGCCCTGTTCCAGTCCTTGTACTGCTCCTGGCCATACATTAGAAAATATCTCTTCCACTTTTCTTGATGGAGAATGTACTTCCAGTGCTGTCCTCAAAGACTCCAGGAATGCATCTGCTCCCTGTTCTGCCGGATCTGCCAGGTCTTCAAAACCTTGCAGTCCTTCCAAGGCTCCATACCAGGCTTGTGCGAATGTATCTTTTGTTTTGGAATCCAGGCCGTTGAAACCGTTAATAAAACTGTTTAGGTCTGCCTGTGCTTCGGCGTCCAGTTTTCCGTCCAAATCTGCCTGTGCCAGTGCGCTTATCATTGCCGTGCTGGCTTCTGGTCCTATATCTTTGATTCCCTGTGCAATTCCTCCCGGAAGCTTACTAAATTCATTGATGGAATCAACTGCAGCTTTTGATAATTGCTGAAATGTACTATCGGCCATATTGAGCGTACCATCTTGTACAAGTTGCATGGTGCTTATCATAGAGTTTGCAGTGTTGTACATCTCGTCACGCGCACTCTGCGAACTTGCAAGGGTTTCTTCGTTGAAAGAGCGATAGCCTGTGATCACCTTATTCAGTGCAGCTTCTATCTGTTCTGAACTTCCAGAAGCCATAGCTTCGACCAACGCATCGTAATTGTTGACCTCTGAGGATAGCTGTTCCATGGAACTTCTGGTGTTGTCCAACTGCTTTTCCAGTTTTTCCTGTTCGCTTTTGGCTTTATCAACCGCATCCGAGTAACTTGGTAACTCTTTTGCTCCTCGTTTTGCTGCTTCTTCCCAGTCATCTTCTGCCTTGGCTACTTTTTTCTTCTGTTCTTCCAAGGCTTTGCTGACTTCTTTATATTTTTCCGCGGCATCTATAGACTTCTGATAGGACTCTGCCATCTCGTCTTTCATAGAATCAATGGTCGCTTCTGCTTTTTTCTGTACAATCAATTCTTTGATTGCTTCGACGGTCTCTCCATATTTCTGGATTACTCCGTCTGTCATTTCTATCTCGGTGCCGAGTGCTTCTGACAGCTCCCCGGTGATTACCTTTGCTCTCTCTTCGTATCCGGCTTTCACCTGACCGTTTGCATCTGTGATAGACTGCAGCTCAGACAACAGAGCGGAATATTTATTGTATTCCCGGTCAATGCTTCCAATCGCTTCCTCTCTCGCCTGTCTTTCTTCTGCAAGAGTATCTGTAATCTCCTGACTGGATTTTAGTGCTTCTTTCTGGCTGTCCGATAGCTCATATTGTGCCTTCGCCGCATCACCTGTCGCTGCTTTAATCGCATACATGGCACCTACCAGAGCTGCTGCCGCTACAACGATTGTTCCTATTGGATTCGCCGTCATTGCAACATTCAGCTTTGTCTGTGCGGCTGTCCACAGACTCGTAAGTCCTGTTGTTGCAGTAATCTGACCATTGTACACCGCCATGAGCGTCTGACGCGCTGTAAGCCCTCCATTGGTCGCCATTAACTGCAATGCATTGGCTTTCTCCATTTTATTGAGTACTAAGGTAGCCGCTGCATTCGCTTTTACAACCTTTGTCGTTACCTTGCCAATTGCTGAAAATGATTTCATTCCGGCTGCTGATGACACTACAAGCGGTGATAATGTTCCGAAGTTCTTAGCCAGGAACTTCACTGCGCTTGCCGCTACTGGAAGTGTTGTTTTTGCAAGCTTACCGCCTACATTCACGATTTCCTGTATTGGCCTTACAACTCCGGCTGCTTCGTCACTCATTCCTGCGATTTCATCTGCAGTATCATTGAATATCTCGCCAGCTTCCGCTACAACTGCATTCAGTCCGCCAGACTGGAACGCTTTTGACAGACAGTCGATACCCTCTGTTCCTGCATCTACTGCTTTTTTGAGTGGTGTCTGTATCTTTTCATAGATTGCAATACCGAATCCTTCTAATGCGGATCCAGCTATTGTAAGGCTTCCTTTAAGATTATCATTCATGGTGTCTGCCATTTGCTCTGCAGCACCATCTGCATTGTATATTGATGTCTTTAAGGCATTGAAATCCGCATCAGACGCATTCACAATGGCAAGCAGTCCGGACATTCCTTCCTGTCCCGCCAGTGTAGCAGCGTATTGTGCTTTCTGTGCCTCTGAAAGTCCAGAAAAACTCTGTCTTAGATCCCCCATAAGGGTATCCAGCGATTTTGTCTTTCCTTCCGCGTCAGTCATGGAGATTCCCAGGTCTTCCATTGCCTGTGCCATAGCATCTGTCGGTTTTACAAGGTTCGTGAACAGCTGTCGCATTGATGTTCCAGCCTGACTTGCCTTAATACCGGAATTGGCCATAAGCCCGATTGCTACCGCACAGTCTTCTACGCTGAATTTCAACGCTCCTGCCACGGGTGCCACGTACTTGAACGTCTCACCCATCATTGCAACATTGGTGTTGGAGTTTGAAGATGCTTTTGCTAAAACGTCTGCAAAATGCGAGCTGTCTGATGCTGCCATTCCGAATGCGGTAAGGGCATCTGTTACAATATCTGATGTTTTTGCAAGGCTTTCTCCTGAAGCTGCTGCCAGATTCATGATTCCATCAATACCACTTAGCATGTCTTCCGTCTTCCAGCCCGCCATAGCCATGTACTGAAAAGCTTCCGATGCTTCTGTAGCTGAAAATTTCGTCTTGGCGCCCATCTCTTTTGCTTTTTCAGTGAGTTTGCTTAATTCATCTCCTGTTGCTCCTGAGATAGCAGATACCTTTGACATTCCCGCTTCAAAATCAGCTCCAACTTTAATTGAATAACCTGCCATAGCACTTAGTGCGGCTGTTGCTGTGCTTACTGCTACTGTAATTCCTGTCATCGCTTTACTCGCGAGCGATGAAAATTTGGACATTGCCGCTTCTGCTTTTGCACTGTCCAATTCGGTCGTGATTCGGATTGTTCCGTCACTGGCCACTTTGCGTCACCTTCTTTCGGTACGCAATGAAAGCACAGCCTTTCGCTATGCTTTCGTTGCTATTTTATGGGGTGACAGGAGCTTACGCCTGTCATTCCTTACCCCTGCTTCCTGGATTTCACATATGCTATCCAGGAAGCATTTCTTTGCTCTAGTGTCATTTTCTTTTTGTCTTTACTAAGGCTATAGAGTTTTTTCATCTCATTGATGTATGCTCTTCTATCTCTATCCATGCCAGATGTGCTTACCTTTCGGTAATACATGATTTTCTTCATCTGCGTCTCTTCGTTTAGAGAATCGAACAGAGCTTTGAATTTCCACCAGTGCAGATCCTGTACTTCTGTAAGGTCTATATCGTACTGTTCTTTGAATGCTGTATAGATATATGCGGCATCTTTTGAGAATGAATACGCTGGTTCTCCTGTACTTTTTCTCACATACCGCTTCTTTGTCTCTTCCTGTTCTTCCACGCATTCTCCACAGCCATAGAACCATACGATTTTTTCTATTGCCTCCGGAAGGTTATTTGGAATCCGCGGATAGTACAGGAGCAACATTTTCAATATCCTCTCTTCATCTTTTATCTCAGAATTCAGGAGTGCATCTAACTGTATTCCAATTCGAAAGTCTGTGTTTATCGGAACTTCTTTCCCATCTATTATGACTTTTGAAGGAAGTTCCTTTGTAATCATGTCGTAGATCATTTGCTAAACCTGTCAATCAGTTCCTGCTTTTTCTTCGTTACCTTTGGTGTAATGTATTTTTCATACATGTCATACATCTCTTCCATGATATCCATACACTCCAGAAGATCTGTGCTTTCTCCAAATACTTTTTTTGCCTGCTCTTCTCCGAAAATGTCTGTTACATAATCAATGACTGCCTGACACTGCATTCTGATTCCATCAGATCCTCTTTCGCATTTTGCTGCTTCATCGAATGTTTTTACTACTTTGTCAAATCCGTCTTCATACCGTTTCGATACTTCCGGATTCAACAGATTCGCTTTCAGTGTCTGTCCCTGTAATACTACTTCGATCATGTTCTTCCTCCTCTGCCGCTTCTGTTGATATGCTGTTTGTCTCAGCCTCTGTTCAAGAAGCTGAGTACTCAAACTCCTCCGGTGTCTTTCCCTGTTTCTTGAACTCAATGTCAATGGAAGAAGATTCTCCGGCATTTCCTGAACCGTCAGAGTTTACGATAATGGAGCACTGTCCCTTTTCGCCTTTTCCGTTCAAAATATTAAAGTACAGGTAGTTTACAACAACCTTGTTACCTGTGCCGTATTTTCTCTCGTGGGCCAGGCAGTAATCCTGAGCTTCGTCGCCAACATATCTGTCTCCTGTCACTGAGAACGACCTCTGCGTTCCTGTCTTCATTGTGTTCTGCCCTGCACGGATATAGGTCTTATCCTGTGTGATCGGATTCAGGTTAGAATCCAGTCCTGCAATTCCCATCTCCACAACCACAAAATCTGCCGGTGTGGTTGCTGCCTTTCCTCCTGGGTTTGTGTCAATAGCAAACACATAGTCATCATTAGTTACCCAGCCTTCATAATTCGCGTCTATGGTATAACCTTTCATTAATTCGCTTAATTTCATGTTCTACTTCTCCTTCTCGAAATATACGACCCTGCACGGTATCTGGTACTGCGCAAGTGCGTTTTCCCAGTCCACCGTCGCAAGGTTCGGCATGTTCTGTAAGTTCTCAATTTTCTTAATCTGGCACTGTTTCCCAAAATCCGGGTAATTCTTTTTCCGGTTCTGTTCCTCAATCCAGTCCATGAATTCCTGTCCCACTTTCATGGCCTGCATATTCAGGTCGTCCGTATCCATAGAATAGTGCCATGTGATCAATATGGTGAAACCATATTCCTTGTCTGCAGCTCTTATATGCTTCCTCAGTACTCTTCCGGAAAAATTCGTGATAAATGATACGGAATGTGCCTCTCCATCTGCAAAGTTAAACGTCATATTCGCTTTACAGAGTTCATTTATTTTATCTCTGACATATTCCGTCATGATTTCATGTTTATTCATCGTTTGCTCCTTATGTATGCCTGTACTGCTGCCGTATAAGCTTCCATCTTTGCTGCTTTCATTTCTTTTTCCCACTCTGCTGTTGCAAGTGGGTGTCTGGCTCCGCTATGATTCAGGAACCGGTCTGTCACAACTTTACTTTCACCTTTTTTCGCCCAAGGACTTCCCGTTATTCTAGACACCATGACATAACCTTCATGCTGGAAGTGTGCATAAGGTGACAGATAATGAATAACTCCTTTATCTCCTTCCACGAATGTTCGAACATTTGAAGACAGAACCATGTTCTTTGCCGGAACATATGGCGTCATTAGCCTTTTTGCTTCCTGTGCCATGAATAGCAGCGTTCTCTTCCCTCCGGTCGCCTCTGTTGTGATCATCGGTATCGGCTTATTCCATTGGAAATGTATATCCATCTAACCACCTACCCTGTAATGTTTCTCACACATGTGAGAGGTGTTGTCCGAAAATGCAGTGACCTCAAATGCTTCTGGTTTCCATCTGTTCAGCAGCTCCGATGCAGTGTTCGGTGTTTTTCCGGTGATTTCTTCCTGGCAGTCACCTTTTACTACAATGTCGCCTATGTTGAATGTGAAATAACCTGCTCTTTCTTCTTTTGAGAGTTTTGTATATTCCCTGTACGGAAGATACTGTGGAGACTGTGCGATTCTAGCGGTGTACACACTTGCCATGCTTGCAGTTTTATCTCCGTTCGTTCTTCCCATTACACACTTGAAGAAACACTTATCCACTGTCGAACGATGCCAGGTATTCTCTTTTTCACCGCTGTCTTTCGCTTTTACGCAATTATATATGGTGATTGTCTGGTTGTAGTTCGGATTCATGCCTACCTCCCACTGTACAGAAGTCCCGTATCTGCCAGATGCTTATATAAGGTCTCCTGTATCTTTTCTTTTCTCTTGGATTCCGTGTAGATGGAATTGGACAGGTCGTAAGTACCTGTCTCTCCATCGTTTCCGAAAGAGGCTAATGGTCCAGGTGCGTCAGATCCAGAATACCTGTCGTACTTACACAGATATTCTGCGACGTCGCACACGCAATCTTTTACCTCTTCCGGTATCTCATCCAATCCTCTGCATCGGTTGAACGTAATCTTGTCCACCTCTGCTCGTGCCTGCTTTTCATAATACAGATAGTCGCGTTCTACAATTACTGGCTCTTTTCCGATGAGATATTCCTTTTCATAGTATTCGTAATCTGCATACATAACACTCTCCTTATGAGAAGTCTACTAACAGGCTTTTGTCCAGTTCCTTGATTCCATAAATACAGTCAAAAGAGACTGTATCCTTCTTTGTTTGTGGGTCGTAATCCATAACTACGCGTACTGCAAGTCCGTTCGCGGATGCGATATAGGCTTTTGATGCCCCCATCGGAAGTTCCAGCTGTCTTGTTACAAGAGCGATACCATTTCTATGGAATCCTAATGCATGAGCCTTGTTAATTACTTTTACTGGTGTTGCAGTTTCAATGTCTGCCGGGAGATTCTGATCTACTTTCAGCGTTCCTACTCCTCCTGCAAGAGTGAGTTCCTCTGTTACTGTATATGTGTAGCCATTTACGATGAGCTGATCTCCTTCCGCAATTTTTCCCGCTTCCGGTTTCCCTTCCGTCACATTAAGTTCTGTAGCATCTGCAGTTCCTGTTACTTTATATTCTGTGACCGTTCCTGGCTTATCTGCTGCAGAATGCGGGCAATTTTCTGTAGAATATGTCTCACATGTGTATACCTTTCCGATTTCTGCATCACGGAGTGCCTGTGATGTTCCCGCATAACACTGTTTTGCGAAATTGTCGAGGGTATTATACTTATACTTGATCTCTGCCGGCAATACAAGGCGTCTGTTCTGCAGCGGTGCGTTCGACATATCGAGTGCTTTTCCTACTCCTGCGATATCTGTAATGTCCGGCTTTGCTGAAACTTTTGCGGATTTAGCTGCCATCTGGATTCCAACAGCTAAAAGATCCTGGTCGATTGCCTGTGCAATTGCCGATAATGCTGGTGCAACTACTTGAGTAGAAAAATCTTTAATGTCGAGCGTCAATTCTTTCGCTCCAACCTCTACAGTAACATCTCTGAAACGATCCATCTTTACAACTGCAGAACCTTCGGTGATGCCCTGACTATGCACCTGTCCTGTAAAGTTCTTTGCTGAGAATCTCGCAGGCTTTCTGATGGTAATGCTGTCTCCTACTTTTACAAATTCTTTCGAATAGTCTCTGTGTACAAGATTTGCCATGGTGAGCTGATTCTCCAGTACCATGAGCGCCTCCTGTGCAATGATTTTCGGTGTTAAAAATATGTTTGGCATTATTTATCCTTCCTTTCCTATTTGCCCTCTCTCCATGCTCTATACTCTTCATAGGACATGTCTTCCGGGTTCTTTCCTGTTTGTGTATGAGTCTGTCCGCCTGTCTGTCCAATCGGATTGTTGATTGGCTCATCATCTCCGAACATGTAAGCATTTTCTTCCTTGCATGCATTGACTGCTGCCTGCACGTCTGCAGTCTGGTCTTTGCTTTCCATTAAGCTCGGAATATCCAAAAGCGCTTTGATTGCTTTTGTATTTCTTCCACCTAATGTCGTGATTGCTGCGTCCAGAATTGCATCGAATTTCATCTGTGCAATCTGATTTTCATATTCTTCTTTCTGTGTTCCCATTTTTGTGGTGAGGTCAGCTAAATCAGTCTGTAACTGTTTTACATCCACCCCTTCAAAGCCTCTCAGCGTCTCCTCTGCCTCGTCAAGCTGGCTTCGTAGTGTGTTTCTTGCGATATCTGCCTCATCATACTTGGCTTTGCTGACATATTCGCCTTTATTCAGGTCAATCAGCTTCACCTGTTTGTCTTTGTTCTCTGGTTTCTCGTTGTACCCTTTGATGAGATTTACGAATTCCTCATATCTGTCTCCAAGTACTGCTTTCAAAAAATCCATATTCTTTCCTTTCCATTGCGTTTCTGTTTTTATCTGCGGTGTCTTCCGCTCGCAATACGTTGTTTATATCTCTGTTCGCAAGAGAACGATAGTTTATATGACTTCCCGGTCAAAATTGCATAAAAATAAGACGCTTGCCCTGCGTCTTAAAGGGAGATATCTGGATCACCTCCTTATCAGCAAAATTTGCATAGAATAATAATCGTGACACAAATAATCATGATGTTGATGCTCGATGTTGCCATTTTCTCATCTCCTCATCTTAAAAATAGGTATAAAAATACCACCGGCCATATTGACTGGTGGTACCTATTTCATATTTTGAAATTTTATTCCCTTTTTACATTCTTTTTCGTAGGGCTCTTCAAAAACCGCATCTGGGATTCCATCTGGAAATGCTTTGCATTTCATTTTGTTCGAATCTGTAAAACAGTGTTTGCATATCATGCATTTTGGAACTGCAGAACTATTTCCTCCTCCAAGGAAGGATGTATTTTTCGATAAGTTTCCTTGCTTCATCTGGTATCCTTTCTCCATTCCTGTATCTGACGAATGCTTCCGCCAGGCATTCTCTTCCATCTTTTGTTCTGTCTGCATATTTTGAAATTCCCGGAACGTACTGACCTTTTATTTTTTGAACCATGTTCATGTATTCCGTTGCAGTAGTGCAATTCTGGAATGGAATTATATGTGCTATTTCATGAGCAATACAATCTTCGTAGTTTTTCTCTGCAAAGTATCCATCAGAATGTTTTGCTCTTATTCTTTCTTCAAGCTTATTATAATCTATTGAATAATCAAATACAATCCCATGTTTTAACACGCCGTCTTTATCCAAATACGCCCCTGTTAAGAAGAAATCATGTCCATTAAGCTTTTCGCCCTCTATCGAATCCAGGTAGATGATATATTCTTTCTCCAGCTTCTTAAGTGCCTGATTTATTTTCGTTTCAATATCCTGATTCAATTTTGCTTTCTTTACCACTTCCTGTGGGATAGACAGCTTCATTTCACTTAACTTTTCGCTCTTCTTGGCAATCTTAGTAGATATTCTTCCAAGTCCATCCATGTAGATCCGGTCTCTCTGCTCCGGGAGCTTCATGGTCTTGGAGAACCTCACGTATTCGTTCATGGTTTGGTTGTATCTCGCCTTTGCGCCCATGATTTCCAGTTCATTTAAGCTGCCTTCTTTCATCAGCTTAATGTCCTGTCTGTATTTTCTCATGGTCAGTTCCATTTTTCTCTGATACTGTAATGCCTGATATGTATTGTACTCCTTGCCGTAGTATGGTGTTGTCTCATTTTCCCTCGTCACCATGTCGTCTAGCTCTTCATCGGTATAGTTCCTTACGGATATTCCAGGAACGAAAGGTTCATACCAGTGGTAGCAATTGGCTCCACATAATCCGGTCACGGTTCCCAATCCACAGACTGACTGTAATTCCTTATACGGATATACGCGTCCCTGCCATGGCTGATGTGTCGGTCTCGCCCCGATGTGATAAGACACTTCATAAGTGTCAGTGTCCAGATCATCAGCCAATTGCTCATTGATATGCCCAATCACTTGACGAAAACCGGTCATTAGTGCTGTCCTGGAGGCTGAATCTACTCTGTAAGTCCTGCCGGAAGCATATTCCACAGTTCGAAGTCCGCTCCTGGTCATATCCTGTATTACTTTTTTGAGCGCCACATCGTAGCTGAATGCCCCTGTGGTCACTCCAAGTATGGCTTCGTCTAGGGATTTTTGAAAGAACTTAGCTGTGGGGAGGAATTGTCTCTTCCCATTCACGATTCTTGTGAATCCCAGTGTCTGTGAGATATTTTGGAATGTTCCTTTTGTCTGTGTAACTGCTGCCGCAACCGTCGCCTGTATATCCGGGTGCTTTCCAAATGGTGTCTGTTTCTTTCCCATGGAATCATACGTATCTTCGTACTGACCGTAGATATTTGCGGTTGTCTGGTTGTATAGCCTGTCTACTTCCTCATCAGAGGCTTTGAGATATATCTGGATCTGCTTCTTGATGTAATCATCAGAATATCCCATCTGTCTTAATGCATTGACCTGATAGTCTGCTGATGATGTCATGGACTTCTCTATGTCCAGGTTCGCTTTTATTCTCCGGACAATATCCAGCATGATGTTTACTTCCAAATTCCTGGCTGCTTTTTCCATCGCAAGTGTTAGTGCTTCGATTTCTCCTTGTGACATCATGGCTTACACCTACTCAATCACATCGGCTGTCTGAGCTACCATTTTCTTGGCTGTCTCTTCGTCCTCTGCATAATGCTTCATGCGGTACTCCCATAACTGCATAGCTCCAAGCGCTACATCTGCCCTGTCGTTCTCTCGTTCTGTTGCTTCATCCTCCAGAATACTATCCTTGAACGTGCAGCTGAATTCATAGCCACTGCGTAACATTGCATTGTAGAATGCAAGCGCATATACCAAATCTTCCAAGCAATCCTTTAAATTGGACTGAATCGCTGCTACCATGTTGAACTTTCTTTTCTTAGCGATCTTGGCTTCCGTGGCAGTCTTATCTACATCTGCAACATCTGACAGGTCTCCATAGCTTAAGCATACGCTGAACTCCAACTGTCTTAGATGGTAGTTGAGTCCATTGATGATATTCACATCTCTGAACTCCGGTGACCACTCACGGTAAAGGTCTTTATATTCTCCATCTTGAAGGTCAAGTGTTCTGTATAATCTGTCGTCAAGATCTGCAGTTGTGAATGACGTTTCTCCGTTTGGTCCGATCGTGGTCTTCTTAACTGCTTCCGGTGCTACATGTATCGCACGCTCACCAGACTTGAATTCCCACTTTAACCTCGCGTTCTGAATGTCCACTTCCTGTAGTCTGTCAATTCCTGCTTCGTAGATGGATACTCCACACGGGCTTCCATCTATCTCATTCTTGATCGGATTTCTGTAATAGCCGAAGTCCGGTCTCTCTATTCCCTGATAAGAAATGCTCTTTGGAAAATTCTTCCACTCTTCTACAGATTCCAGGCTTATCTCTCTTCCTATGTCGTCCTGTGACTTACTGACGAATGCCCGGTTGCTAATAGTTAGCATACTATCTATTAAGGTGTGTCTTTCCAATCTGCGGTAGTAATCTTCTCCTTCTTTCTTGTCCTGAACGAATACTACATCTGTTAGCCTGCCTCTTTCATCGTAAGAGAGCGGTATGAACTTATCTGCCGTTAGATACTCTACCTTGTCACCGCCTAACGGCTTGATGATGAATGATCCGAGTGCGAGTCCAGATTGCAGGTTCTCATTCAAGTCTTGAATCGCTTTCTTGTATATATCATCCAAGCGTTCAATGGATACCTGAGACTCCATCTCATTCAGACAGACATTGGCGAACTCCATACAGATGCCCTGCTCTTTTCTCAATGACGTTATGGGATTTTTGCACCAAGCGCCATTCCAATATACATGTTATGCCAAAACTCTATTCTCTCCTGCATGACACTTGAAATGCAGGGCTTTACATCTAATACCTGTTCTATGCTTTTTGCCGGGAACATCTTTCTTATCACCCCTCTCACGAAGGTCTTTAGTTTTTCGAGCATTACTCGCCCCTCCGTTTCCATATACTGTTTGTTGCATACCTTGTTGCGTCAATCGTGTGGTCGTTACCATCTGGATAACCACTAATGACTTCGCCGTCTTTGTCTCTTTCGTACTCGTATTCCATGAACTCTTGTGCTGCTACCGGACATCTTACGTTGTCAATGATGATCTCCCGGAGTGATTGCAGCCATTTGTACGAATATGTACGGCTGTCCGGTCCTTTGTTTGCCGGACGTGCAAATAATCCGTATGCTCTATAGTCTTCGATAGACTTATTTTCTGCACTATCACAGGTCAATAAGTCATTTCCTGTGATTCCGAGCTTGATCAGCTCTTCAGCAGTTTGTTTGTTTCGTTTCTTCTGGCAGGTGTACTCCTGCCAAATGTATAGTCTCAGCCTTGCCGCATCATAATGAACACGGACAAATGCATACTTGTCTGGATAGAATCCCCAGTCAACACCATTTTTGATGTTATCGAACTGAGCTATCTCTTCATCGGTAATCGCTCGGATTACCAGATTATCGAATACACTTCCTCCGGATCCGTTAGGAACTCCAAGATATTCATTCTCATAGGCATCTGGATTTGTCTCTTTCAGGAATTCCGCCTCGTCAATGAACGGCTTTCCAAGCCATTTCTGAGGAATGTCCAGATATGTGCTCTCTGTCACAAGCCTTGTGGCTTTCGGTATCTTGATGTACTTATTCGCCCAGTTGCTTGCACTCTTCGGTGGGTTGAACGTCTTGAAGATATAGGCTACATCTCCACCTCGGATTACAGACTGTTCAATCTTTCTGACTGATTCCGGACCGGTGAACTGGTCTAACTCTTCCAACCACAGAATACCGATATATCCAAATGGTACTTTTATGGATTTCACTTTTCCCGGATCATCTGCTCCACGGAAGTAAATCTTCTGACCGGTACTCTTTCTGGTAATCTCCAGCGGGCTTACTGTTGCATCGAATTCTTCTGATAGTCCTAATGCATCAATCGCCCATTTCACTTGCTGGTATATAGAACCCCTCATTGTATCGGCAACCTGTCTCATAACTACCGCATGCATTTCCGGATTCTTCATAATCAGATCTATAATGTTCAGACTGACAAATGAGGACTTGGTACTTCCTCGTCCTCCTGGAAAAACATATTCTGTATGTCTCTGTTCCTGGATATCAAAAAGCACCGGTGCAAATACCGGTGCGACCATAGTGGCTGGAATTCCAGTGTATTCTTTTTCCGGTGGTGGCTCAGGCGTCATTTTCTGAGTCTCCATCCGAAGCTTCTCTATCCTTGCCTTCTGCTCCGTAGTGGCAAGGTCCATGTGATCGGATAGCCACTGCATAGCTTTCATTCTGTCCGCAAGCTTAATACCTGCGCCGTCTCTTCCCTGTTTTACTTCAGCAATAATTGTACCGTCCACATTTGCAGAATCTTTGAATCTTGCAACATTCACTATTTTTGTGAGCGTTTTTTCTTTTCCAGTCTTTTCGTCTTTAATCTTTGCAGGTCCATACATTGTCATCACAGGAACTTCCTCTGTCCCGAATTCCATGTAATCTGTGATGTCTGAAAAGGCTATATCCATATACTTTTGAAATATATCTGCTTCGGATAGCAGCTCTCTATTGAGCTTATTCTGCTTTAGGCTTTGGATTTCATTTTTTATCTTAGTATTTCTTAGCATTTTGCTGCCATTAACCATGGCAGTTTTATAGCTACATTCATATGTCTTTTGATACGCCTTTGTGGCATTGAAATAGCGCACGTAGTATATACAGAAAAGCCTTTGTTTTTCGGTCAATTCTGCATTTTCTGACAATTCTTCCATGCACTCTATTTCTGTATCTTTTTTCTGACTTTTTTCTGTCGTTTTTTGTGTGCACACTTTTTTGCTTTTTGTGTGCACACTTTTTTTGTCATCTCGCGACCATTGATACCTGCTTTTCCAGGATTTTACTGTATTGATTGTTACGCCATACTTTGCGGCGATGTCTTTGTACTTCATGCCGTTCAGATAGTCTGCATAGGCATGGTCTGAATTCGGCGCTGTAGCCAAGGATCACCACCTCTCATTCATTTTATGTTAATGGTCATACGGGAATTGAACCCGTGACATATGGTTCGAAAACCATTGCTCTAACAACTGAGCTAATGACCATTAGAAATGGCAGCAATCAATTGACTGCTGCCACCGTTCGTTTTCTTCTGTTGTTCCCATTTTTTCAGGCGCGTCTGGGGTCGCGCCTGACTATTCTAAAGGAGGTCCGTAATGACTGTATCTTTCTCATCTTCTGGACGCTATCATATTAACACGGTTTTTTGTCCCGTGATTACCCTTTTTATATTTTTTTTGACAATAACCAGTAGAATCTTCTCCTCTGCTCATAATATACATTCTTGCAGCATGGCATACCTTTGGCATCTCTCAGATACCGATATGTAGCATAATCACTGGTGACTCCTTCCAGTATCCATTGATATAACTCCGCATCTGTCTCAATGGCAGTCTGCTCAATGGTCTTGCATTTCTGTTCGAGTTCCATGCGTTTGATTGCTAGCTGTTCTGTAGCACTTCCCTGTGGCGGGCTTCCTTGCCCTTCCTTGCCATACTCAATTGCCTTGACGGTATCTGTGAGTGTGGCTAATTCTCTTCTCCATTCTTGATACTGCATGCAGTGGTGCTTGAGTTCCAGGAATCTATGTTTGGAGATATTATATTTCTTTTCATTGATTGGTCTTGTGTCCGGCATATACTCCTCCTACGCTGTTCTCCGTCTTACATCCCTCATTGCCTCCGGACTGATCTGTGCATAATAGCGACTGGTAACAGTCGGATTGGCGTGTCCCATCACTTCCTGAATGATTCCAATGTCTGTTCCCTTATCCTTCAGATTAACTCCCAGAGTCTTTCTGAGCTTATGCGGATAGACTTTACAGTCCATATTCTTGCCTACTTCCTTCATGGCATTTCTGATGCCACTCTTCTTTAGACGGTTATATGGCGCCTTGTCCCACACGAACAGTGCTTCATTGTCATCGGTGCGACTGTCCAAGTATTTCTTCAGGTGGTACCTGGCTACTTCATCCAGATACAGCAGACGATACTTGTAAGACTTCTCGCTCATAATCATGATGTCTCCAGTCGCCCAGTCTACGTGATCGATGTTAATCTGTGGAATTTCTCCAACGCGTGCTCCGGTACTTCTGAGCACTTCGATGATGGCTCTGTCTCTCAGGGAGACGCAACCCTCCCGGAGCTGTTCGATCTGTGCTGGCCGGAAGTAATCAATTGGCTTTATTACTTCCTTCATCGGCTCCGTAGCCTCCACCGGATTATAGCTCATGAACTTTTCTTTGCGCATCCATGTGAAAAAGGCTGATAAGTATCGGCGTTCGTTATTGCAGGTTGACGCCTGATTCTTCTTGCCTCCTGCTGCCACGTTCCGCTTCTCATACCAGTCGAGATAACTGTCAATGTCAATCTCGTCCATTTTGTTAAGTGGCTTTTCTATGACACTTGTAAGACGCATAATGGCATCACGGTACTGAGCCTTTGTCTCTGGACGTAAGTTCTTTTTCTTAATCATCATGAGGCTGATGTAATAACGGTTCTGTTCTTCCGCTGATGTCCGTATTTCTACTGGAAGATTGGTGATTTCTTCCATGTTTACTGCGACTAATTGTTTTTCAATGACTTTTTGCATGATATCTAATGTCGTGTTATCTACATATCCGGACATCTCGAAGATGATATTATTAATAATTTCACTTTTTATATTGGCATTATACATAACGTTCCTCCTTGTTTCCTAAGAGGCACTATGCTATAATGCTCTTAGGTGAATGAACAGTAGATGTGAGTCTTGCCGGACGGTCTACTGTTTATTTTTTTATTGTCAATGTTCACTCACCCTTTTGACTGCTGCCACAGTCGTTATACTCTTTTTTGGAATTTTTCAAGCATTCTTGCTTTCCAGCCTTCCGGCTGTTCTTCTGGCTGCTCCTGTTCTTCTCCATTGTATAAAAATGATTTTATTTCCCGTTTACACTCTCCACAGTAGCATCTGGCTTTTACCGCGTCTGCTTCAAATGTTGTTACAAATGTATCTGCTGTACCAAGTATACTTATGCACTCGGCTGTGATTGCCACTCTGTATATGGTTCCGTCTACGATTGCTTTTCCGCAACGGTCACAATAATATGCTATCATTTTACTCCTTCTCTCCTTATAGCTGTTAGCAAGTCTTCCACTCCCTGGACGTATCCGTCTTTATATTCTGTAGCCTCTTTTATTTTCTGGCTACACTTTCTCTCTGCTTCGTTTTGCAACTTATTTGCTCGTTCTTCTATCTGGTCATATTCTTTCTTGTCCATTGCGCCTCCTAAATCTTATCTCCTATAAGCTTTTCTGTTAATTTCATGTATAAGTCTTTGTATATGTCTCTTTCTGCCGCGACTTTGATGGTTTCGTCTGTGTTTTCTGGTTGCGATAATTGTTTTAATTCCTGCTGTTTATCAGTCTCTTCTTTAATTCTGTTTCGAAGTCCATCATTTATTCTCTGTGCCTCACTCAGAGAATCTGTCAGCTCTTTCAGCTTTTCTGCCATAGTGTCGTCGCTTTCTGTGATTCCGAGTGAGATGGATAACCCCTTGTTAATTTTCTCTATTTCCTCGTCCGTACAGGTACGTATGAATCCGTCAATTCTGTCTTTGCTGACACTCACAACCTGCTCGCATAGCGCCGTAGATGGTAGATGGCATCTTACTTTTGCGTGTGTTGGCAGTGATTCATTTGGTTTTTCTACCAGATATACCACTTCTACCATGTTCTGGCTTTCGTTAATGTCGTTGTTCGACACGATAACCGCCGGTCTACCTGTGTCCTGATTTATTTTTTGATATAGAATATGTCTCCTCTATATATTTCCATTGTTTTTTTTGCTCCCTTCTCTGTATTTTTGATAGCTTGAAATGCTGTTGGGTCGTAATAACCGGCTCCATTTCTTTTTATGTTATCCATTTTCTTGCTCCTTATATGGTTCTGGAAGTGGTCTCCAAGCTTCTACGACTATTCCGAAGTCTTCACACGGTGCGTCTTCGCTAAGATAGAATGTTCCTCCAATATCGTCTTCTTCGTATTTTACGACGCTTGGAGCGTCAAAGCCTTCGCATGATATCAATACATATTCTCCAGTTTTCGGCAATCTCTCACTACATGGAATCCACTGAGTTTCTTTCAGTGCATGTATTCCCATTTCAATAGCATCTACTGTTTTCTTAGACCAGCCCCATTCAAGATGTTTCACCAATCTATCTATTGCTTGTTGATTATTCATCTTCGCCCTCCTTATACGGTTCCGGCAATGGCATCCAGGCATTCACAATCAATCCATAACTTGCATAGGTTTCCTCTTCATCTCCCGGATAGAAATTATCATTCTCTCCGTCTTTTTCATATCGTCCAATATCCAGACCTGTATAGTTTTCGAACGATAACAGGATATATTCTTCTGGATTTGGTAACCTCTCGCTGCATGGAATCCATCTTGTCTCTTCTACTACATTTTCCGGGTAATACTGTGGTAGTCTGTCTATTACGCGTTCCATACAGTTATAACAAAAATCAATTAATTCCTTTTCCTGATAGCCTTCATAGCACTTTTTGGTATCTTGCATATCTTCTTTCAATGCATTAATTACCGTACCTTTTCTAAGATATCCCATCTACTCTTCCTCCTTTCATAATATCTATCGCTGATTTGCTATAGTAATGATTCTGCATCAATCTCATGTTCTTTTATCCGCCTTCCTATGTCTTTAATCCATTTGTATTCTTCCGAGCACAGGCTCCGGTCTGGAATAATATATCTGCATGGTTTCTTCGCGTTAGTGCATTCCCAACCATGGTCCGTTCTTTTTGCGTATTTACAAGCCATTTCTGTCTCCTTTCCTTGATGGTACCTTTTTTAAACGCTCCGGGGAGCTTAATGGTAGCATTTTGATAGCTCCGTGGTGTTTTTGTGGTATTTTCGTTCATTTTTGTTCATTTTCGTGGTAATTTGCCTTTGTTTCCCTGTATGTCCCTATATAAGCAGGGTTCTTCAAAACACCCCGGAAATGTTATTGTTGCTCTACTATGTTATTTTCCGATTGCGTCCTGAAGCGCTTTATCTAAGCAATCAGATATGGCTGGTGCTTTCTTTTCTGATGCTTCAAGCATTTCTGCTGTAACCTTCCGTATACCGCCTCGTTCATGATTCTGTAAGTCTTCGTCATGTTCCTTTTTCTCGCATTCTATAACTGCAAAATGAAAGTCGCATTCGTTACATACTACGGTTCCGTCTCCGTAGTATGCGTTTATTCCCAGCACCGCTCTGCATAATGGACAATAGTTTATTCTACTATTGTCAGCAAACCCACTTATATATCCTCTCGTTAATTGGCTCATGTGTACCCTCCTTAATGTGGTTTTTCTTTCATTGGCTTTCCTTTTTCGTAGACGGTGCAATTATCGGCTGTGCAGTAATGACTTCTGGAAAATTTATGGAATGCACCAAAGTTACAGAAACTGACCGGATATCTTGCACGCCATTTACAGGTCTTGCATTTTTTTCTGTCACCGTTCGAGCCTTTTGGTTTTTCTTTGGGTTTTGGCTTTGGTTCCCGTGGTTTTCTCTGTGTTGGGTCTCCACCCTCTCTTCGAATTCCGACTAATCCGTCTGCCGTAATTCTATATTGTACCTGCGTCTGTGTGAGCCCCATCTTTTCGGCTATCTTTCTATTGGTCAGTCCCTGTTTTACCAGGGACCTTAATAGCTCTTTGTCATATTCTTTCATGCAGCCATCTCCTTTCTCGCTTTCCGGAATAACTTGGCTTTCTCAGCATGGTACCGGATCAGTTCCTCAACTGCTGCCATCTGCGCTACTTCTACCTGGTGTTGTTCATAGATTTTCAAATCTATTCCCCACTCTTCACCGCCTTCGTAGAGAAGCCACCGGAAGTTTTTGTATGCGATATAGGCAAGCTTTTTCTCTCCATCTACGAGATCGATTTGTGTCATGCTTTCCCGAATCCACTTCATAGCATCGCCTCCATATCCTCTGCGCGTCCTTCCCATTCATCTGCTTGTCTCTTGCAGTAATCTATAATGGTCTCAACTGCTGCCATCTGTACCGGTTCAATATCTAATTTCCCGAAGCCTTCCATTTCTCCAATACATGAAAGCCTTGGAAATATGCTTATTCGATACCATAACCCCCAGCGCAGCTCCACTTCATCCCAGATCAATGCTGCGATTTTTTCGTCTTCTTGATATAATTCCAGACATTCGTCCGATTTAATGGTCCACATTTCTTTCTGCGCCTCCTTGCTACAATCATCTTGTTCCGGTCGTCGATATAATAATCTGCATAGACCTTCCTACAGTTGTTATTATATTTGTTCTTATTTTCTGGAATATTGTCATTGATTGCATCAAGCTCCAATCCGTTTGCTCTGCAGTAGATAACTGCTTCTTGCAGGAGTTTTCCTTCTCTGCATGTCCAGAGAATGATCTTATCTCCGGACTGCTGCCGTTTGATCAGAAATTGAAATAATTCTGTATTTGGTTCTCCCAGTTTCGGGTATTCTGCTGTATTTAATGTGCCGTCGAAATCTACGGCATATATTTTGTTCATGTGTCTCCTTTCTCCCCCGGCTCCACCGGCCGGAGGGAATCTATGGTTGATAGTGACTGTGATACACTATTGGTGCTGTAATTTTCTTACTCTTTTCGTTGGTAGTACTGCAAATTCTCCCGTATCTTCCAGCCATACTGTGACGGTATCTGCCCGGTGTTCTTTTTCGAACACGATTCCCATGCGTTCTTTCTCTTCTCCCATCAGAATGCACTTCACATATTCACCCTTATAGAAATCTCGGGAGCTTTTGTCTTTCCTAAGGCTAAATGTAGTTTTTATAGGCAATTCTCATCCACTCCTCTCTGGTATGATCCTGTTCGTATGCTTCCTGCATGTAAGCGCATAACCTTTCACGGGTTGCACGGCAATTATGTACAGCGTCTTTGCCTTCCTTGTGGTGTCTCCGACACAAATATACTTTTAAACCATTCTCTTCGCTTCTGCTGCGTCCTCCGCCTCCAAATACTACATGGTGGCATTCTGTGTACTGATAATTCCAGTTGCCTTCTTCCTTGGCACACAGGTAGCAGATTCCCGGTTCTGTTGCTACAATTGGTTTTGGATGCTTCTGCCTTTTTTTCTTTTTCATTCCCATTGTTTTGGGAAACATCAAGCCATCAGTCATTATCCTCGTCCTTTCTGTAGTATTGGTGCGTTCCGTCCAGCACCTGCTCCTCTTCCTCGGTGTCGAAGAACCATCCGAACATCTTAAATACTCTGTAGCACTCTAAGAGGATTCCTCCATCTTCCTTGTCGTATCTAAGGTTGTAATCCCACGGCTCTTTCTCGCTCATTCTCATGTGTAATAATATGAGCATCTGCTCCATGATGCTTAGTTTTTGTATTTTTTCATTCGCTTCTGCTTTTTCTTCATCGTTGCAGTCCCAATCGTTCTTTTCAGTGAAATATTTTATAAAAAGACTTTTGTATACCCCTCCCATCTCTACCAGTAGTACCCAGCACATGTTCTTTACCAACTCTTCGTTCGGTTTTGCCGCTTTCCCGGCAATAATGTCCAGAATTAATTGTTTACGCCTTTCTGTGCTCACTCTTGTGATTTCCTTAAGTTCTTTTTTTCTGGCTTTTCGTTCTTTTTCTTCCTTTTCTCTTCGTTCTTCTGCTCTTGTCTGCTTTTTTATAACTTTTTCCACAATTCTGATACGCTGATACTGAGTTATCCAATATTTCCCTTCTGTATCTGGAATTTCAATATCATCATCTTTGTTTAGGTCGCATTCAGCCACTGTCTTCCATGATCCTGTCCAGATGCCGTTTTCTGCTTCCTTTGGAGCTTTCTTGATGCCTGCTGCCTCCAGCTCTTCTATAATCGCTGTCTCTTTTGCTTTTCTCTTTTCGTCTGCTACTGCGCTTCTGGCGCGTGCCGCCAAGTCCGTGGAGCTGTAGGAAGCTCTTAAAATTTCGTTTCTCTTCTCTACTGATTTTATTTTTTCCAATTCATACAGGTCTTTTAATGTTAGCTGGAATCCCTCATCATCGTTCTTTTCTTTCAGGGTGGATTTGTCCAGCTTGGCAATGTTAACTCTATGGCGGACTGTGCTCTCACTGAATCCGGTCTTATTTGCAATGTCTTCCACAGTGTCTCCAAGATCTAGCATCATCTGGAAGCCTTCTGCCTGCTCCGGAATCGTAAGGTCTACGCGCTGCATATTCTCGGTAAGCATGGTTCCAACCTGTTCCTTGTAGCTCATACCGGTAATAATACGGCAAGGATACTCTGTGACTGCTGCCATCTTCCCTGCGGAATAACGTCGGTGACCAATCAGAAGCGTATATTCTTCCTCGTGGAATCCTCTCTTGTTGTCCCAGTATCCCGGAATGACGGTTAAATTTTGCATAATGCCATTTTGTCTGATGGACTCAGCAAGCTCTGTAAGGTCTCCTAAGTCTTTTCTTGGGTTATCCGGATGCTCATGTATCTGATCAGCCGGTATGTATATTAATTTGTCCATTCTTTCTCCTTTCAGGTTAGATATTTCTATCTGACCATCACATTCATAATTTTCAAAAACGTCCAATCCCATTCATATAATCCTCTATCGTCATTTGTTTTGGTGGAATGTCTTCCCAACCCACGCCTATATAATCCAGTACCTTTCCCCAACCGAACTTCTCTCCGGTCTTCTGATTGGTGCAGCACTTATACATCCAAAATTCCCACTCTTTTTCATTGCGTTCCCTGAGCCTGTCAAATCTGTGTGGACGTTTTTCCAAGTGGATTCCAAAACCACACATACTACAACCTGTACGCTGTGCTCCTGTTGTGTATAGATCGCCATTGTCTTTTCTGGCAATCTCTCCGTATATTTCCGGAATAATGCTGTCTACCGGAACATATTCTTTTAGTGTTCCGTCTGCATTCTTCCCATAAGGCTGTTCGTGGAAAAGTGTTTCAAAAACATCTAAGTGTTCGTGATACCATTTGTCCATTTCCATTGCTAGCTGTAGAAGATCTTGCCTTAAAAATATGGCAAACGGTGCCGACCGGATTACTCCTTTTCCGTAGTAGTTGCAACCATGTTCTATCAGTGATTCTTCACGTTGACCGCCTTCAACTGCCATTAATCCCAAATACGGATAGCTTTTATGTGTTTTCGCCCAGTCATCACATGGCTTTTCTTTTAACCAATAGCAACACTCGTTGCTGACCTTAATTTCTTCGTCTGGTTTTCCATAATGGACATTTTCATTCTCATTTTCGTATCCTCCGAACAATTTGAGCCATTTCTGAGGGAGCTGCATTCTACTATTCTTGGCATAGTGCCCCTGTTCCCCGCATTCACCAGTGATAATGGCATGCCGGACCGTCTTATTGTTTTCCGTTGGATTCTGCAAAGTGTTGATTCTTCCCGCGATCTTTTTGGAAATTACCGGAAATCCGACTTCATTCAGTACTTGAACTTTGGTTTTATATGGTTTTACAACTTCAAGTCCCAGTGCTTTGTGTACTTTCTGAATACTTTTGTCTTCCAGTATCGATACAGAAATTCCTGGTACGTCAATTCCGATACTTTTGAGCCATATGTATAGCACAATGCTGTCCAATCCGCCTACACTTACATGACACCCGAATCCCCTGTCAGTCATCTCTTCTTGGAATGCCTTTGCCATATGTGCCTGGCGCCACAGTTTTTCTTGATAGGTTAGATTCTGAAGTTTTGTAAATGCAGCTCTTTTCTCTATCTTTTGCTGTCTCCACTCTTCTCGTGTTAAGTCGTTACTGCTCATTTATCCTCCTTTGCCATTTCAATCCCACAACTTGCCGTGTCATGAATTAATCTTTCTCTCCTTTTCATTTCCGTGTCCAGCCATTCGCTATAGCTGTGTCTTCCTTCTTCTGCTACAATTAACTGCCCTCTTGTACGCACATAGACCTCTTCCCATAACTCTGCGTGCTTGATCGGCTCGCCCTTGGCGTTCAGATAGTTATTGCCCGCCCATTTCTCTAACTGGGTGCCGAGCATGTTCAATACGAAACGGTCTTCCGTGTGGATATACACCTCACAGCTCCGATTAAGCCTGTCCAGTGCGTCAGACAGTGATCTTAATGTCGCCTCGTGATATGTACCGAATATATGCCCGAATCCATTTACAGTTTTCTCCTCACCGTTTTTGATGCAGGCGACCACGTAACCGTGCCACCTTTCGTCTTTACTAAGGCTGGCGGTGCTTTGAGCGAGATAAATATCTACTTTGTACATGCCTGTTCCTCCAGTTCTCTCACCTTGTCTCTTGTAAGCTCTGTTGCGACTAAAATAGCGTGATTTGCAAACTCTTCACACGGTTCAAACTTTAAAATGTCCGGTTTTCCTTCCAGCTCAATCTTCTTATTGTATACATTGCAATATTCTTCTACACGATAGCGGTCCACCATGTATTTTTTTCTTTCCGTATCTGCTTCGATGCGGTCTCTCATGACCATGACCGCTTTCGCAATTGCCATATCTGTTAAAGCTCTTGTGTCCAGCACCGGCTCCATGCCATGTTCCTTGTTCCAGGCGTTATACACGCGCCCAAACTCTTTCAAAAGCGTCTCATTCACTTCAACTTTCACTTTAAATCCTCCTGTGAATCCTTACTAGCGTGTAATATCTGTATTTACACTTGGTTCTTGGGTTTGTTCCCTCGTGGAAACTATCCCGGTCTATGTAGTATCCTTCCTTTTCTTTTGGCTCTTTTCTCCAGTAGGCGAGCTTTTTGACTTTTGGCTCTTCGACTGGAAGGTTCTTGGAAGCTGAGTAACTTGCTTCACTTAGACTCTCCTCGTATCTGGAACACGTCTCCGGTGTCTTGCACATGTAACCTGCAAGGTCTGCGAAGTCTCCGTTCTCATATAGGTGCTTGAATGTTACGCTTCCATGTGGCCACGCTTTTTTGATAAGGATATCCGCATCTTCGATACGATTGATCACCACATGGACGTGCCAGTTCCCTCTTAAACCCTTTTCTATGTTCCTGATCCATCGAAGTTCTGCACCTCTTTTTCGGAATTCCTTCCGAAGCTTTTCGTACCATGTCTTGAATTGAGCCTTTGCTGTCTTCATGTCCGGAGGACGTTCTTCTTTCTTGTAAGTCAGCAAGACAAGGTAGTCATTTTCATGGAACCATGTCTTGAGTTTATGCCTTACCTTTCTCTCCCTGTTCCATTGATTCCTTTTTGCAATCTCTTCCTTGGTGGCTTTCTTTTTCTTTTCCCTCTTCTCTCCAGGAGCTCCATACCTACCATCCAGATACTCATATACCTCTATACTGTTTTTGAAACATAGGTTAATCTCTTATATCTTTTTTTCATAACTGTGATGCCAATATTAATATTCTTAACAAGTCCGAAAAGAGGGTGTGAAAACCCTTATTTTCTTGACTTTCTCCACCCTCACAGCTATAATATCCGTAGGGTATCTTTTGCGGACATCGAATCTGTGAAAGTGGAATTGGGACTTGTTTTGGCAAGTTCCTTTTCTTTTTTTATTTTGCATATCTGACCGCCTTGTTGATTAGGTATGCTGTTGTCACAATGATTAATCCAGCCACGATTCTTGTCCCTCCCGGAAGCAATGCCGGACTGCTGTTAGTCATGTGACTTACACCCATCCAGGTAGTCGCCATTCCAATGACTCCGATTGTCTCTGTAACCGCTCTAACTGTCTTACACATCAGAATTTTTCGTTTATGTGCTCTTATCCCTTCCATTACATCACCCCTATCTTCTGACGCATTGCTTTCTGTTGCATCTGTATGTCTTTCTGTCTCCATACCTCGAATGCTTCCGTATCGTATTGATACGGACTGTTTTTAATTTGGGGATTATCCTGCCATGCAAATGTCTGCCCTGGTGTTGCAAATGCTCTTCTCAGATATGTCTCTGAAAATCCCATTTTTATTAGATCCGGTCTGGACATAATCTTCTTTGGATACTTCATTCTTCTCGCCTCCCTGCTTAATTGATGTAATGACGTATAGTCCTCTTTACTTTCTCAACGCTATTGAACCTGATCTGTTTCTTTGCTTCTCCAATCTGACGGTCGAACTCTTCGTCCATGCACATTCGCAACTTCACCCAGTCAGAGTATGAAATGCCTTTTAAGGCTTCTATGTATTTGTCCACTTTTTTATCCTTTCTGTAGCTCCTCCAATTGTTGCTGTAATTGCTGCTGTTGCTTCCATAATCGCTTTGTTGTGATAATTATGGATATTTGGTCGATGGCCGTTAACACCGTGGCTATCGATGCCAGCAATGGTGCTATGTCTTTTAGCATTTGTTTACCTCTTTCTATTCAAGCTTGGCTCTGGCGGTTATCAACTCTGCCAGAGCTTTGGTTAATTCTGTCAGTTCGTTTACCTCATAGCTTTCTTTGCAATTTTCTGTTTTTTTCTGTATGAGTTTACACAGGTCATCTATTGTCTTTTCTACTTCTTTCATCCACTCACCTCTTTTACTGTTGCTCTTTTTCTTCATTTCTCCTATACTCTTCTTACAGGCACTGCCATGCCTAGTTCAAAAGAAAGGAATCATATTATGAACTTATTCGCACCCTCTTTAAATCCCAAACGTCTTTCCCGGCACACTGTCCTGAAGCATTTCATTGAAACTGCAGATATGAATTGTATTTGCCGTTATTACGATGATCCCTATTTCAAGAATATTCCCAATGCCGTGTTGCTTGACTACATAGATGAATTAGTTAAAGACGGCTATGTCAAGCACTACATCCGTCACGTCGTATTAACAGCCAAAGCTTATTCATATCTTTCTGAACGCCGTTATGCCAGAATCAGAGAAATCATTCTTCATCTCACTCGTCCGGTGTCTTATCTCTTGGCTTGGATGCTCGGAATTCTATCTACCGTGATAGCTGAAATCCTAATCCGGCAAATTTTCCACTAATCCGAAGGAATGTTTTGCAGCATATCTGCACCACTTTTTCAGCTCTGCCTTATTTGGTGGTGCATATTTTTTCGCCTTCATGTAGAATAGAACTGCTTTTAATGCTATGTATGTTGTTAACCAGCCTAATGACCAAATCACAAAAAATATTAAAAGCATTATGGCTTCTATTTTTTCCCACATCTTCTTCACCTCTCCTTCCTTATGCGCTCTTATCTTCTTTCTCTTCCCGTCTTCCCAGCTCGTCCCTTCGTCTCAGAAGATTTGCGTTGTCTCTCAGGAGAGTCAGGCTCTCCTTGTCTAGATGCTTTAAATCTCCCATGATGTCTCTGATCTGTTTTTTCTTTTCTTCTTTCATTTATCCACTTCCTTTCTATTGACTTTTCTTATTTACCCACCTATCCTGTTGATGTAGGTTTTATCAAAACCTTGCAATCAGGAAAGGAGATTTTTGATGAAATTTTTATTAGTTTTTTTATTTTTTATCCTCATAAAAGTGCTTTTGAATATGTACAGATACGCCAGGGCTCGCTCCCTCTATAAGAAATTCCTGTCCGGTAAAAATTTCACTTCGTTTATCCCCGAACTTGACATTTTATTTAAAAATGCCGGAACTTCTTACAAAACAACCTATGACGAACAAAAACATGGATATTGGGAACGCTCTATTCGTGATATTGCGTATTCAGCAGACAAATCAAAATATTTTGATGAGGTTAACAAGGTTTTTCAGGTAACTATCGGTGTTTACCGGTTAAGAATAAAAAATACTTTGAACCCTTTTTATTGGCTTTTTCTACCTTTAAACTTCCTTTATTCCAAAAGCATTTGTCCTAATTCTGCAGTAAAAACTATCATAACTGTTATGTATTGGGCGCTTGGAACGGTTGCCTCATATCTTCTAAATTTGTTGTTAGACTTTGTGTATCGAGATTACTTGCTGAAATTACTGAAAACGCTTCTATAAGAAATTTTCTTATGGAAGCTCTTTCTTTTTTTCGAGCTCTTCTTAATCTGATTGTCTCGTCCTGCATGGCTTGGCACAGAAGCGATAAAGCCTCCTCTTTTGTGTAATTCAATGTAACTGATTCCTTTGTATCCAT